CTCGGCCAGGGCCGCGGCGAGCTGGCGGCTGGTCCAGGCGCGGGCCTCGCCGAGGCATTCGCGGAGCAAACCCTCGACGCGCGCGCGGCGGTCGCGATCCGGCGGCGGCCCGGTGCGCTTCGGGTGCAGGGCGGCGACGCCCCGGGCCTGGAAGTCCTTCAGCACGGCGCGGACGGTGGCCGTGCAACAGCCCAGGTGCGAGGCGATGCGGGACGGGGCCCACGCGACCGAGGACAACAGGACCATCTCCAGCCGGTCGCGGGCTCGGGGCGTCAATTCGGTGCGACGCAGGGATTTGAGTTCGTCGCGAGAGGCTTCGTCGAGGTGTACGAGGATCATACATAATGATACGGACGAACACCCCTGAAGACAAACCCCGGCCAGGTGCTTAGCCGTTGTCGGCGATATGGTGCGTGTCGCATTCAACGGCATCATGGCAACCATGCGACTCGACGACATTACGGTTGAATTCGACGACGAACCGTCAACGCTTTTTCCCCTCCGGGCGATCGTGAATCCCGCGACTGGGATTTAACTCCGAAGTCTGGCCGACGGTCTTTCTATGCGGCCGGGATCGGTTCTCGGCCCTATCCTCGCACGCCTAAGCCGGAGTCGTCGCCATGCCTTCCGAGTCATACCAAGTCACGATCGACGGCGAAGTGTGGACAGTCACGCAACACGCATCGGGCCGACTGACTGTCACCAGTCCGGCCGGAGTCGTCGAACGATCGAATCATGGTCTAGCCGTTGATTCATCGAAACGCATCGTCACTCACTTGAACTAGAACCGTTTCACTACTGACCGATTTTCCTTACCGTCGCAAGACGCTGAACCAACACGGAGCATCAAGCCATGTCGACCGCTACCCTTTCCCCCGTCGCTCGCCGCAACCGCAAGCCGATCGTTTCCGCCGATTCCCAGGCGTCCGCCATCGGTGCCGATGCCATCGAATCCGCCGCCCCAATCGCCGACGCAATCCACAAGCTGGCGATCGATGGTGGGTACGTGACTCCCGATCCCGCCAAGCCCGGACCGGCCGAGAATGCGGAACTCGGCTTGCAAGCCGAACGCGAAACCGCCGCTATTATCATCAGCGGCAACGCCCCAGCCGAATCCGCCCCGAAGATGACTCCCGAGGAATTTCTGCCGACCGAACGGGAAGCCATTAAGGGTATCGTCGGCCAGTACGTGGCCATGCATCAGAGCGAATCCGCCCGGTCGTTCTCGATCGGCAAGGATGCGTATGAACTCGCGATCGGATGGCGGAACGTCGCTCCGAACTACAGCCACATTGACTTTGAATCGATGGTGCTCCGAATCCGCACCGAAGTGCGGTTGTTCGTCGCCATCAAGCCGGAATCCATCAAGGTTTCCGACTGGGTGAAAGCCTATCGCGTCCGGGAGAACGTCCGCGAGTTGTTCGGCGATACGCTGGCCTATTCGCTCACGATCTCGGAAGCGATCATCCTGCATCCGTCGGCTCAGCGGTTCGACAAGGATACGCTCGAAAACTCGCTTTCCAGGGAATGGCTTGATTTCTTCACCGATCTCAAGGCGAAGCGTTCGGCCAATCACGCCGCAACCGTCGGAGCGAAGTTTGAGGGTATGGTTCAAGCCCATAAGGACAAGCTGGCCGAATTGGCGAAGTCTAAGCAGACGGACGAACAACGCCAGAAATCCGCCGCCGCCGCCGCCGGCCGTGCCGCCGCCAAGCGTATCAACGAAGCCAACGAAGCTATCACGACGTCGCTAACCGACGCTCTGTCGAACAACGTGCTCCCGGCGACGGGCGTCATGGCCATCGTCGAGACCGTCTTTGACGCTTGCGGCGTCGATATGCCGTGCGTCGGATTCGATCCCGCGACCGCGACCGCCGACGAATGCCGCACGCTCGCCGGTACGATGTACGCTCTCGGCCGGTATACGGAAATGGTCGCTCTGTACAAGCGACTCGGCCGGTACATCGCCGAAATGGATAAGGCCCGCGTCAAGCTGGACGCCGAACGTGCTACGCACGAGGTCAAGGTTGATCCCTCTGCCGAACGTCTGTCGGCCTGATCGCCGACCCTCAACGATCCCGCCCCTTGGGAGCGATTCCAAGGGGTTTCACTCGCTACCTTGGTTTGTGATCTAGGCTCCCGGAGTACGGGCGGTCGGAGTCAAATCGGCCGGAGCGGTCCGAACGCCCTAGCCTACTCTCTATAGCGGTTCGCGTTCCCTGGCATCGCTTCCGACCGACAATCGACCGGCCTTCCCGTAAGGACCGCAATCGATCCGGCGGACAATACCAGGGGTTTCGGGCCGCAAGCCGATCGGACAAAGCCGACTGAAAATCGGGCCGATCGGAGTACGCAGTAAGGGCCGGTTTGAAGGAGCCTTCAAAATCGACCCGACGACGACGAAACCTGAAACCGGGAGATAAGGCGAGATGAGAAACGCGGTAGGCAAACGACGAACGGCATTGAAGGCGGGTGATCCCGCCCCGGGCGGCCGGACGTCCCAAAGCCTCGAATCGACGCAAGCCCCTTGCCTGAAACGGTTAAGGGGCTTTTTATTGGCTTGCGGAAACCTGATCTAGTCTAGCCTGCATATGTGTGAACGTGGCGACGGTCCTTAGTCGGAATCGGCGGATCGAAAGGGGGAAGCGATGCTAACGAAATCACAGAAGACGGTTTTCACGAGACTAGTTCAAATCGCCCATGGTCATATGTCGCTAGCTCGCCGCAATTCGGCTAGGCTGGCCGAAATCGCTCAACGCATGGGTATTCCCGAGGATACCGCACTAGCGGCGGCGATAGCGGATCAAGTCATCGAAGAATTCAACATAACTCCAATGGGAGCTAAGCCATGCCTGAAGCTTTGACGGACGAGCAAACTCGCTTAGCTAGGATCGCATTTCCGATGCTTGATTTCATCGTGCGAAATACGGCCGTCTCGTGCGGTCGCATTCGTCGGCACGGCATCGGAATGATGGCGTGCGTCGAGATCGGACGGCCGGGGGAAACCTACATCGTCCGATCGGCTATATGGCCCGATATGACGGCCAACGAAGTAGGGGAAGCATTCCGGGACATGACGGACAAGCTCAGCGAGATGATCCGCCTGCATTCTTTGAAAGACTAATTGCGTGGCCCGATCGGACGGGCAGCCATCCTGGCGTTTGGTCAACGGAGATTCAACTATGGCACGGGTACTCAAGGTCATCGTGAATGGGGTCGAGATCGAGGCGGGCGGAGAGGTCGAGGTTCACGTTCAGGATGGGCCCGTCGAACGCACCCTCACTTTCGGCGACGACGTCCGGGAGCAGGTCTTCAAGGGCGACTATGAGGTCTCGGACGAGGACCTGTCCTACGACGACCTGTTCGGCAACTCGGCCGACTGTTTCGAGGACGACGAGGAGGATGAGGAAGAGGATGTCTGCTACGACTGCGGGGAGCATGTCTGCGACTGCACCTGCTACGACGGCGAGGACGACGAGGGAGGCGACGACGATGATGGCGAGGACCCAGAGGCCGCTCTACAGACCTGGGATGATCTCGCGGACGAGGACGAGCCCTGGGGCCCGGACGACGTCGTGAGCCTGACCTCCAGCGGCGTCGAGGCGGTGGGGTTCTAGCGAAAAGCTCATTATGAGCTTTTCGACTCGGTAGGCCAACGGAGCACAAACAAGCCAATCCTTCGGGGTTGGCTTTTCATTTTCCAGAACCTGATCTAAGCCTCTGGGAGCAGGTTCCACCAGAATGAAAAGGGGAGCATATGATAGCTGACCTCAGCACACTCGGCTTGAGCCTGGAGGCCCGTGCGGCCCGCAGGAAGGGCCTCAGGGGATCGGACGCCACGATCATCATGGGAAGCGATCCGGAGCGTCCGGCCAAGCTCTGGGAGGAGAAGACGTGCCGCCGGGAGCCGGACGATCTCGGCGACGTACTCGCCGTCCAGTTGGGCAACTGGTTGGAGCCGTCCAATGCGGCCTGGTATCGGAAGATCACCGGGCACCAGATCCATCTGTCGCAGCTAGCCGCGCGTAAAGCATGACGCCGAGTGGCGGCGGAGCAATCTGGACGGCGTAGTCATGCTCGACGATCGGACCCACGCCGCATCGGGGCGAAGCACGTCTCGGGATGAGGCTAGATCCTCGACGTCGTCGTGTCGAGGTCCATTCATTCGTCGAGAAACGGGTCGTCCTGGGCAATCGCAAGCGGACGGCGGGCCGGCGCATCCACGCTGCTTGAGTAGACTTCAATTCCGTCTTATAAACACCCCATCATCATAAAGGACTAACACCATGAGGTTGGCTGCCCAGGTCAAGCTAGGGTTCTACCCGGCCGACGAGGTGGCGATCGAGCACCTGACTCGGCATCTCCGGCTCAAGCCTAACGACGGGTCGAAGCGGACCTATAACATCATCGACCCCTGCTGCGGGAAAGGGGCCGCGATCAAGCAGATCGCCGGTGCCCTGGAGGTCGACGAGAAGCACGTCCACACGGTCGAGCTTGACGCCGGCCGGTCGGCGGAGGCCAGGGAACTCATGCCCGAGCACCAGCACCTCGGGCCCGCGTCCTATATGGGCTCCAGCATCTCGGCGTGCTCGTTCGGCCTGGCGTACGTCAACCCGCCGTTCGACGACGAGTTGGGCGGCGGCCGGCGAGAGGAGCAGGCGTTCGCCGAGCAGGCCACGCGGCAACTGGTCAGCGGCGGCATCCTGGCCCTCGTGTGCCCGATGCGAGCCCTGTCCGGGAACCGCAACTTCGTCCAGTTCCTCGACTCGCACTACTCGGACGTCTGCGTCTACAAGTTCCCCGAGGGCCATCGCCCCTTCAATGAGATCGTGGTCTTCGGCCGCAAGAGGTCGTCGGCCATCCCCGGAGACCGGCTGTCCGAAGGCAAAATCCTTCATATGAACATGCACTTGGGCTACGTCAAGATCCAGGATCTCCCGCCGCTCGGCGAGGTCCAGCCTTGCTATTGGAGCGACGGCCGGGGCGGCTACGAGCGGGAGAAGGAGGTCCGCTCCTGGGAGGTCCCGCACTCGGTCAAGCCGACCAACTGGAAGAAGACGAAGTTCACGGACGAGGAGCTTCTGGACGCGGTCGAAAGGAGCCCGCTGGGCCGCCTGCTGACTGAGGTCGTCGCCCCGCCGCCCGAGTCGCCTCCATTGCCGCTCGATAAGGGGCACCTGGGCCTCATTCTCGCCAGCGGCATGCTGGACGGCGTGGTCCAGGGGCCGTTCGGCCCGCACGTCGTCCGGGCCTCGTCGCACAAGGCCGAGTACCACAATAAAGAGGCGTCCGAGTCCACGATGAACCCCGAGACCGGGGCCGTGACGACCAAGGACGTCTTCAGCCAAAGGATGGCGACCGTGATCCGCTGCGTCGAGCAGGACGGCGTGATCCGCACCTACTCCAACGACGTGTCCGAGAAGGAAGAGGACGCCGAGGCCCAGTCCGAGCGGTCGCGCCTCACAGTCTGACCCCAGGAAACATCGCCAGGGATGGCTTTACCCGAAGGGTGAAGCTGTGAGCGAGAAGATGATCATGTTCGCCGGCAAGGCGTTCTCGGCGGCCCAAATCAAGGGTGCGACCAAGCTCCTCCGCTACTACCGGGCCTTCGTCGAGTCCGACAAGGAGGAGGCCCGCGACCCCGAGGGCCAGTGGGGCTACGGGACTATCACCAAGGGTCAGGCTAGGCATCGCCTGAAGTACTTGATCAACGTGGCGATCAACCGCAAGGCCGGCATCCCCGACGTGTCCTGTCGGAAGCAGGAGTCGAACTACCAGCGTGACCTCTGGTGGGATGCCCACGAGATCCGCCAGTGGCGTCGCTATCGGAATGTTCCGGCCGGGCTGCATCGCGGCAAGTTCCGCACCGCCGAGGTCCAGAAGCGGTGCGGGCACATCTGGAGAGAGGTAGGGGTCTTCGATGAGTGGTTCGACTAAGAAGAAGTTCGCCCTGATCACCAACGCCACCCTCCAGGGATTCCTGAAGGGGCTCCGCAAGGGCGGCATCAGGGTGGAGTACGACCCGGCGGCCGGGATCGCCGAGGCTGTCGACGGAGAGGCTGTCTGCCTGGCCTCCCTGCGGAAGTGGCACGACGGGCCCTGGATCACGAGGTTCATCGACACGGAGAACGTCACCTGGGACCGCAAGGGGAGAGAGAAGCATGAGTGAGAGAACGCCCCGCGTGTTCGGATACGCAAGGGCCAGCACTAAGCGCCAGGTGGAGTCGCCAGAGACTCAAAAGGAAAACATCCGGAAGTACGCCGAGCTTCACGGGCTCGGGGACGTGGCGTACTTCACCGACGCCGCCACGAGCGGCAAGGAGACCTGGGAGGAGCGGATCGCCGGCCGCGAGCTATTCACCCAGCTCCGACCGGGCGACCACATCGTCATCGCCAAGCTCGACCGGGCCTTCCGCCGCCTGGCCGACTGCGTGGTCGTGCTGGAGAAGTTCGAGAGGATGAAGATCAAGCTCCACGTCGTCAACATCCTCGGCGGGGCGATCGACCTGTCCTCGCCGATGGGCCGGTTCATGATCCACATCCTCGCCGCGTTCGCCGAGCTTGAGCGGGCCTTCATCAGCGAGCGGACGAAGGACGGCCTGACGGGGAAGCGGGCCAAGGGCTTCGCCAACCCTCGGTTCCCCGGCTACGGCTACAAGTGGCGCAAGACGACGCTCAACGGGAAGCCCACGAAGATCCGCGAGCGGGACGACGAGGAACGCAACGTCATGCGTTCGATCGCCTCCTGGCGAATGCAGGACTGCCCTCTGTCCTGGAAGCAAATCTCCGACCACCTGACCTACAACCTCAAGCTCAAAACAAAGGACGGATCACAGTGGGATCAGAATCGAGTGCGTCGGGCCTGCGAGGCGGAACTGAAGCTGCAACTGAGTGAACAGCGGGGTAACCGCTGATTGAGACGCCACGCCTCGATCGAGGTCGGTTGCTCTCCGACATGGGGCAAGATCCGCTATTGAATTGCCGATTCGTTATGGACGCCTTCTAGCCCACCATCTGCCGCTAGTCTTCGGGCAAGAGAATTTCCATATTCGGAGCCGTGAGTAGAACCGAATGATGGTCTGCTCAAACGTCCAACTGCCACTCATTGATTGTTGGTTGGGATCGTAAACGCCAGCGTAGCTTATGGTTAATTTAGGGGTTCGTCCAATTGCTCGGCCCCCGAAGGGCCTTATAGCCTCCTTGAACGAGCGTGAGCGTCCTTCGGACATGACGTAGAATGTGTCGTACTGCTTGAGAAAGCTGATCGAATTTCCTTCCGATCGACCGACTACGCTCGCTTCGACCGGCACTCCTCCCTTCGAATCATCATCTCGTATCGAGCCGATGAACTTCCCTCGTTCAACGTCCTCCGCCCTGAACACGAAGCCTACTACGAGCGATGGGTAAGGGCTGGCCTCGGTAGAAATCTCGTAGGAGTATTCGCCGTCCCAAACACCTGATAGGGAAACATTATACATATATAACTCCAGTGCAGTTTGCAATGACAAGCTTCCAATCCGCACGCCACCAGGCAAGCAACCTCAGGCAAAACTAATATAACAAAACCACCGCCCATCCACAAAAGGATGAAGCCATGCCAATTTACGACAGACGATTTGGCGACATCGAATTCAGCGGTAAGGACTTCCTTACGCCGAGCATCGACTTCGATCGGATCGCGGTCACCGCTCAGGGCAAGCTGCTCCTGCTGTCGGTGATCGCCGACCAAATGCGGATCAAGCAGATCCGGGCGATCCTGGGGAGCGGCGTCAAGTGCTCGATCACGGCCGGCGGCATCAGGGTCGGAAAGCCCGGAGCCCAATATTGGGACACCTACTCGCCAGGCCGCCTGTTCCCGGACAACGAGGGGTACGCCACCTACACCCACAAGCTCGGGTACGGCATGGTCCACGCCATGTTTGTGACCAGGGACGACGGGTTCCTGCCGATCGTGACCGAGGAGTCGCTCTGGCAGAAGCTCAAGGGCACGAAGTTCACCACGCCGCTGATCCGCGAGTGGGTGCCGTACATCACCGAGAGGCTGAGGGCCGACGAGAGGCTGGAGGACGCGGACTGCTACAACTGCGAGTGCGGCGTGCTCTCCGCCACCGACAAGAGCCTCGACGAAGTCATCACCGAGGGGCTCCAGCAGTACCTCCTCTCCATCCCCCGCTGAAAAGCTCATTATGAGCTTTTCAATTCCCGGCATCCCATCCACATATCCGCACGGAGAATCCGATGCTTCGCCGACTACGGGGCTTCTTCGGCCCCAGCAAGAAAGAACTGCGCGCCGAGATCGAGCGGCTTAAAGCCGCGAATGCCGAGGTCGAGAAGTCATGGGACAGTATCGACCATTTCAACAACGCTATCGACAACCAGATCAGCGAGTCCCTGGAGAAGATCGGCGAGTTCCCAGGGAAGCCGGCCGGAATGCCCGATCGGATTGACGTGGCGTGCCGGCTCCTGGAGTGGATCCCTGGACTGAAGGCCGAGATTGGCCTTCCCGTAGTAAACGGACAAAAAACAACGCTAAGACGATAGCCAGTCCGTTCGACGGGGCGTATCAGGGCCGGTTGCCCCACTCGTTGTCCACGAACACCCGCACCTTGTTGCCGTTGTAGAGGTCGCCGCCTGCAACATCGATGAGGAATCCTGCGTTCTGCGATGTGTGGCGGAAGTAGACCGCCCATTCTTCAAACCAGTCGGAGCGGGTGGGAGCCGAAATCGCATATTCGTCGAGGTGGATGCCTGGGTAAACCTCCAAGGCGTATTGCCTCGCAATCCGAATCGCCGCCGCTCTGCTCATAGGCCGCAAGGGTCTTATGAGTGCGAGAGTGACGCCAACGAGAGCGATGACGACCAGCAAACCCCGAACCGATATCCGTCGCCTCGCGGTCTTCATGGCCGATGGCCCCCTTCCGCAATTAGCCCGCCCGTTGACCTGGGTAGGCTAATTGCAGGGGCCCGAATCTACCAGGTCGCCTTTCCGACAGAACATCCCGAAATAGCGCCTTTTCGGCACTTCCTTCCGAAGCGGCTTGACCGGCCGCGGGAGGGCCAAAAACCGTCTCGATATCCGTCCCGGAATCAACGTCCCAGGCCGTAGCCCAGCCGTCGAGTTCCGGGGCAGACCGGCCTTAGCGTTGTTTTTTGTCCGATTACTAAAGGAAGGCCAGATTGCTGATCTTAAGAACCAACTGGCTATCGCCGGCCTTCTCTCGCGCATGAAGTGACCGCTCCGCTCGCCCTGAACCAACGACATACTTCTGGCCACTACCCCGGGGACTAGCATCTATGGACCACAATGTTTTCGACGAGACAATCAGCACCCTTGAGGAACTCATGTTCGAGGAGCCCAAGGAGACCAAGGCCCCCGTCGGGACCATCCCGTTCCGGGTCAAACCGCTCTCCGAGATCGACTCGATGGACGGATACCTCGGCTCGTATGGCAAGATCCTCGGCCACAAGGCCATCCACGCCCTGACACCGCTGCACATCCCCGGGCAGGACGAACTCCCCGATATGGGCGAACTGCTCCGGGAGCCGTTCCCTTGCCAGAAGCACGTCATCGCCGCCGCCGGCAAGATGATGGACCGAGTGGGCTCCGGTTTCATCGTCGGGGAAATGGGAACCGGGAAAACGCTTTTAGGAATGGTCAGCGCCCATAAGCACGCCTCCAAGAGCCGCAAGCAGGGCGGCAAGGGCGGGAACTACCGGGCCCTGATCCTCTGCCCGGACCACCTGATCGGCAAGTGGTGCCGCGAGATCGAGGAGACCATCCCAGGTGCCAAGGCCGCTCGCTTCGGCTCCGCCGAGGAAGAGGCCGTGGCGTCCAAAAAGAAAGGCGCGGCCAAGCCGGAGTCCGGCACCAGGCGGACGCTCCGCGACGTCGTCTCCCTGCTCAGCAAAGGGCAGGGGGGTCGATGGTCCAAGCCGCAAGGGGCCGAGTGGTACGTCCTGGGACGCAACCAGGCGAAGTGGCTGTCCGACTGGGTGGGCATCGCCGACCTGGGCACGCGGTTCGGCGGCAAGACCTCGACCAAGAGCCTGTCGGCCAAGTCCGTCGTGGTCGACAAGGTCTTCGAGAAGGACGACTACGGCCGGGTGACCGGGTCGAAGAACGTCCACGGCACCGTCTACGCCTGCCCCAAGTGCGGCAACCGCCTCGTCGACAAGAAGGGCGTCCCGATGGCGGAGAAGGACTTCTCCGCGAAGACCAAGGGGGCGACGCAGAAGACCTGCCAGGGCCTTTACGCCGTCGAGATCCCGGAGGCCGAGAAGCCCCGGCACGAGGGGTTGGACCGGATCTCCCCGCTGCCCAGCCGGTTCGCCGACAAGAAGCCGGCTGACCGGGCCACGGGCCGCCCAGCCGACACGTTCTCCCAGGCGGGACGTCGCTACCGCGTGATGTCGTGCGGGGAGCCGCTCTACAACTACGTGTCCAAGCCCGTCCGGTGGTCGCCGGCCCGCATCATCCAGAAGAAGATGCGGCGGTTCTTCGACTACCTGATCATCGATGAGGTCCACGAGCAGAAGTCGGACGAGTCGGCCCAGAGCATGGCGTGCGGCAAGCTGATCTCCTCGGCCCGGCACACGCTGGCTCTCACCGGCACGATCATAGGCGGGTACGCCCACCACCTGTTCCCGCTCATGATGCGGCTCACGCCCCGGTCGCTTCGGGATGAGGGCTTCGAGTGGGGCAAGGACCTGGCGTTCAGCGAGAAGTACGGCCGGATCGACCGGATCGTCAAGACCTCCGAGGAGGGGGGCTCGACATCGGTGGCTGGCAACGCGAAGTCGATGCGGCGGGCCAAGACCGGGGACCAGAAGTGCATGAAGGTCGTCCGGCCCGGGGTCATGCCGACGATGTTCGGCAGGCACATGATCGGGTCATCCATGTTCATCACGCTGGAGGAACTGGCGGACGAACTCCCGGATCTGTTCGAGTACATCGGCGGGCCCGAGCCGGCCGAGCCCTCCGGGGCAACCGAGGACGAATTGGACCGGCACGACCGCTCGATCGACGGCTGGTACGACACGGCGGTCCCGATGACGCCCGAGCAGGCCGCCGAGTACAACCGGATCAAGTCCAGGCTGGAGGAGGCGAACAAGGATATCCTCCAGGCCGGGAGCATGAAGCTCCTCGGGGCCTACCTCTGGACCACGATGGACTACCCGGACAAGCCGTTCGGCTGGGGTCACGATCTGGAGGTCCGGAAGGCGATCGACGAGCGAGAGGCCGACCAGGAGAGGCAGGCCCCGGGGCTGCTAGGGCAGGCATTTCTCGGGAACTTCGACTACCAGTTCGACTCGGCGGCCACCGAGCTTGTCCTGTCGAAGACTGTGGACGGCGTCACCGAGACGGATCGCATCCCGCTGAGGAGCAAGGGCGGGATCTTCTGGCTGGACGTCACGTTTAACGGCAACGTCACGAAGGCCCTGGCGTACGACACCGGGGCCGCGAGCATCTCGCTGCCCGAGGCGATGGCGAACGAGATTGGGCTGAGGCCCAAGCAGGGCGACACGATCGTCATGTCCCAGATCGCCGATGGATCGCTCGTCAGGGGACGCGGGACGAAAATCTCCTCGGTGACGGTCGGCAAGTTCACCGTCCGCGACGTCGAGTGCGTCATCCAGCCCCAGACCGGCCTTCCTCACACGGTCGGCTACTGGAAGATCCCGGGCGACCGGAAGATCGACAACTGGGTCGGCGTGGTCACCCCGGCGGATCTCCCCGAGGACGTGACCTACCCGAAGGAGCAGGCCCTCATCGACATCTGCAAGATGCAGAAGAAGGACGGCCGCCAGACCTGGGTCTACGTCCAGATGACCGGCAAGCGGAACATCCAGCCCCGGCTGAAGAAGCTGCTGGAGGCCGAGGGCCTGAAGGTCGGCGTGCTCCGCTCGACGGACGTCAACCCGATTGACCGCGAGGCGTGGATCGCCCAGAACGGCCGGGACTACGACGTGATGATCTCCCACCCGAGCCTCGTCAGCACCGGGCTGGACCTGTTCAGCAAGGCGTCCGGCGGGCACAACTATTCGACCCTGGTCTTCTACGAGACGGGGTACAACCTGTTCACGATGCGTCAGGCCGCCCGGCGGGCGTGGCGCATCGGCCAACCCCGCGACTGCCGCGTCTACTACCTGTACTACCGGGACACGATGCAGCACAACGCGATGAGCCTGATGTCCCGCAAGATGGCGGCGGCCCAGGCCCTCGAAGGCGAGTTCTCGGAGGACGGGCTGGCGGCGATGGCCGGGGAAAACAACCTCCAGATGGCCCTGGCCAAGAGCCTGGCCGACCGGATCGACGACTCCGACATGCAGCGGTCGTGGGGCAAGGTCAAGAGCGGGCCCAAGAAGCGGAAGCCCGGGGATGAGCTGGCGAAGGCCGCCAATCCCGAGCCCAGCCTGTTCGACGGCCTGCCCACGGAGCTTCAATTGGTCGGGGAAGCCCTGGCCAAGTCCGAAGCCTTCAGCCGGAAGCTCGACGAGTTCAACGCGAACCCCGAGCCGACGATGAAGGATGGGCTCGAACTCGATGCCGCCCGGCTCGATGCCGCCGAGGCCCTGGTCAAGCAGAAGGAGTCGGACAAGCCTGCCTTCGAGTGCAGCGACTCGCTGTGCGAGGACGAGTGCTCGGAACTCCCGACCTGCGTCCACGGCCCCGATGACGACGAGGACGATGAAGAGGGCGACTTCTTCGCCGACTTCGAGGACGACGATGACGACGATGACTTCGAGGTCCCAGAGATGACGGCCGAGACCCTCGCGAAGATGTTCGCCAATATCACCCGCAAGAGCGACTAAGGCGATCATCCGACCCCACCCCGAAACCTAACACGCCCGGCGTGTCCTAGAATGGATGCGCCGGGCTTTTCATTGGAGGCGAGATATGTTCGCGGACGACGCAGGTAATCCGAGGCGCAGAATCCCCAGGCTGCTCCGGCAGGCGTTCAAGAGCGCAAAGGAAGGGGACGAGACTTCAGCCCGGAGACACTGGGACGATGCAGTCGAGTGCGGGTACGAATTCGACCCGGAGACATTGCGTCGTTTCAATCGGGATATCAGCACCGGGAGGATAGGCAGCAAGGTCGCCTGCGGCCCCCCGCTGCGTAGGACCGGGAGTACCAAGCCGATTTCGGCCCCAGAGCCCGGGATCACCAATAGGATCACCAAAAACCCTGAAACGAAGTGAGAAAGGCTGGAACAAGACGAGACAGCCTGGGATCACATAACGTCTTATGGGATATAGGTCTTAAGTCAGAATTCTAGGCGGCTGAACGACTTGCGAAAAGGGCCGCTTGAACTTCCCAGAACGATCGACCGTCGTCGTGCCAGTTGACCGTGACGAGCCGGACGCCGGCCTCGACGAGGCGACGAGCCATCAGGAGGCACTGGCCATGGATGTGCCGGCCGTACATGTCGCGGATGGAGTGGGGCTCACCGTCGAGGCGGAAGGCGCCCTGCGCCTCCGCCGAGCCGAGGGCGTCGAGCGCCCTGGCCTGGAAGACGTCCCAGGACGGGACGTCGAGCGCGTCGCCTGCCGTCGAGAGCATCGCACGACGCTCGTTGAGACGCTCGATCGATACGCCGTCGGGGAGTCCGAGCCCGGGGACGACGAAGTCGGGCGCGTTGGGATCCCCCTCGACCCGGAACGGGTCGAACGCCTTGCCCAGCCATCCCCCGTGCTGCACAGGGGCCCTGCCCCCCGGGGCGGCCGGGTGGGCGACCGACCAGGGCATCATCACCGAGTCGGGAATCGCGCCGGCGCGCGGATGCACCCTGGCGACGAGCGCCCCCAGGTGCGGCCAGTCGTTCGGCGACGGGCCGTCGCCGTCGGAGTTCGGCCGGGGCGCGACGTGCCCCGTCACCACGCGATGGGCCGTCGAGAGGTGGGCCGGGTCGTCATGGGTCATCGACCGGATCACCGCCAGCCGGTGCGTCCGCGCCGCGAGCATCGGGAAATGCTCGCTGATGAACAGGCCCGGGGTGCTCGTGGCGATCGGCGAGAACTCGCCCCGCACGCCGGCCGGGGCGTCGGGCTTGAGATCCCAGGTGTCCAGGTGGCTGGGCCCTCCCCACTGGAAGATGAGGATGCACGCCCGGGCCCGCCCGACCGCTCGGCCTGAGCCTTAGCGAAGAGTTGCGGCAGCCCGAGCCCCGACAGGGCCAGCGCCCCGGCTCGCAACGCCTCGCGCCTCGTGGCCCCCTTGCGACGGAAATCGCCGCATCCATCCCCCCCCGACCGTCTTGCCATCGCCGTCGATCCCTTTCGCAAGACGAACCCGCCGCCGCAAATATTCAAGGCTTGCTAAACAATCGTCGCCGTCGAGACTATACCGGAGTTATGCGTTCAGGTCCAGTTGCGGGACTCCTCCGTGGCCCGATCGAAACGCGAAGCCGGGTCGGCGAGAAAGACGCTCGGAACGCGCCGCCGCGCCCCGGGAAGTTGATCGGGGCTGGACTCTCGTCGCTGAAAAGCGTACCTTGATCGTGTCTTTGACAACTCGCGACCGGGTAGCTCAGTCGGTAGAGCAACGGACTTCAGTAGCAGAATTCCACTGCATTCGGAGCCTCGCGCGGGAAGAAGCCGAACCGCGATGAGTGGACGCCGCAGTATGCTGGGACGCCCTGAGAGCCCTCGCACCACAACGAGGCCGGCGACGGCGATCGTGACGGTCGAGAAGTCGAGGGATTGGGTAATCAGCAGGCAAGGGACCGATGGATCATCGGCCCCGGCCTCAGAGACTAGACGCGGCGCGCCTGCGATGGCGAAGAGATAGTCCAGACCTTCAACGCCGTCACGTCAAGTGCCGGCCTGTCGGTGAAAGCCGATGAGGTATGTTAATCCGTTGGTCCTGGGTTCGAGTCCCAGCCCGGTCACTCGCGAAGGAAGCCGCCTCCGGGCGGCTTCCTTCGTTTATATCCCCTGTTTTACGGGGAAAACGCTCCATCGAAGAATGGCCATCCTTCTTCGTCGTCACGTCAGCATGCGACGAATACCGACCGGAAACGTCTCCCGCGTGCGGCAAATGTGCGGCAAAGGGATCGTTTATGGGTTGATCATCCGTACCGGTCGCGGCCATGGTGGATGGATGGGCTTTCGCCGGGGCCAGCGGCGGGATCGACATGACGGCGCGATCGACGTCGACGGCCCGGGGCTTGGTGTAGCGGTCGGTCAGGCCGGGCGTCGAGTGCCTCATAATCCGCTGGGCCACGCGAGGCGACACCCCGGCCGCGTCGAGCAGGGTTGCCGTCTGGCAACGTAAGCTGTGGAAGTCGAAGAACCGGCCGGATGCATCCGCGTAGGGGACGCCTGCCGCCGCCAGATCGGCCCGTAGCATCTCGGCCCCCCGGTCGTGGGGGAGCGGGAAGACGGGCTCGTCCGGCGGGATCGTCGCGACGAACCGCATCAGGTCGACGGCCAGGTCGGGCGGGATCGGCTGGACGGCAGGCTCGCCGTTCTTCGTGTAGGAGGGTTCGACGCTCACGGTGGCCGGCTCGTCTTCCCAGCCGAACGACCCGGGCTTGATGCTGGCCAGCTCCGAGAACCGGAGCCCCGACGCGACGGCCAGTCGGTAGCACAACGCCCGGCAAGGGCCGGTCATGCCGAGCACGACGGGGCCGGCGGCGGCGGCCTCCACGATCCTCTTCAGCTCCTCCAGGCTGATCGTTCGTCGATCGTGCCGGCGATCCTCTTTGGCGTTGAATCCCTTCACGCCGCGAAGGGTGTTCTCCCTCAGCCGGTTCGTGTCGTGGCACCAGATCGCGAACGACCGTACGGCCGCCCGATGGTGGTTGAGCGACTGGAGGGACATGCCCCGGGCTCGGAGCGCCCCCAAAGCCCGCTGGACGGCCTCGGGCGTCAGGTCGCCGAGACGCCCGGCCTTCAGCCATTCGGACAATCGTTTTTCGTATTCTTCCCGCTCGGCCATGCTCGCTGTGCGGGGATACTCGGCCTCGGAGGGCTCGGCCCCCCGGGCGACTGCGATCAGCCGACGGACCCGGCCGACCGACATGGAGACGTGCCGTTCGGTGCCGCCCCTCGCCGCCAACGCCTCGCCCCACGCCGCGACGTGATGGGAGACCGGCTTGGCCGCGTGCTCACGCCTGGCCAATTCCTTGGGATCGACCAGCCCTGCCTTGATCCTCGCGGCCTCGGCTTCGGCCTCGCGAGCCATCTCGCGGGTGGCCTGCCGATCCGAACAACCCTTGCGTTCGACCCGACGCCCTTCGGAGTCGATGAACGCGAAATACCAGACCTTCCCACGCTTCCGTAGACTCGCCATCGTCGCCCCTCCTGGACGTCAAGACCGGTGCTTCTTGGAGTCGGCGATCCACCGTGCGACGGTCTCACGCTCCCAGCGTGGCATGCGGCCGACGCGCACGTCCGAGGCGGGGAACTTCCCGGAAGCGAGCATGCGTTCCACCAGTCGGCGGCTGCAAGAAAGGATCTTGGCGACGTCGGTGATCGAGAGAAGCGGTTCGAGGACGACGGACGATGATGCGGGTGAGGACGCCATCAGGCGTGTGCTCCATCCAAACTGCTCATAGGGTTCGCCGCTCTATCGTCGGCGAAAATCCGTGCTCGACTAGGCGTTCTCCTCTCGGATCGTGGGCGGATTGCGACATCGACGATCCCATCATGACACGGTGCGACGGTCGCTGTCAAATTGCCATGCACATCCGATCCCTTATGGACATGGGTCCACTGGCGCGTTAGGTTCCGCGTGGAGGTGGATCTATGGACGACGTGATCTTCAACGGGCACCTGGTCGGCACGTTCTACGGCTACCGGGGCGGCAACGTCTACCGCCTTTCGGACGGCTCGAAATGGGTCCAGGACGACGGGACCGACGAGCCGGTCTTCCGGGAGTACCCGGCGGCGAGGCTCATGCACCTGCACGACAGGAGCTTCGTTTACTTGGACGTCGAAGGGACCAGCTCGGTCGTCCGGGTGATCCGATGCGGCGCACATCCCACGCCGCATCGCGGCGCGTACTAAGCTAAGATCATCTAAATCGACTCGCCGTTAAGGAGGCCCTCAATGTTCGGAGCTACGCTCGTCCTCGCACTCGGGATCGCCGGTCAGGAAACCCATTCGCTTCCGATTCCGGCTGAAGACTATCGACCCGGAGTCGTCGGCTTCGCGACCAAGTACGGTATCTCGTACCCGAGTAAAGACGGTCCATGGCGTTACATGGCCGCATACGACTGCATCGATCCATGCGACAACCCGTACGCCTACATGGCCGTCCGATACCGGACCTTCCGGCCCGACTTCGGCTTCCTGGAGTTCAAGAAGGTCAAGAAGAAACGTTGAGGTCATGAAGGCGGCGGATCGGGGAGACCGGAACCACGTCGTCTCCGAGATGGCCGCTTTGGCTGAAGCGGCGTGGTATCGGAAGTGGAGGGATTGCCAGTGGCCGGTTTAGTTCCAGGCAGCTTCTTCGGTTTTCGATATTTCGGTTGAGCTTCAGAATGACCTTCCGTAGTAGAAGAGTCCTCGATAGGGACAACGCCGAGGACACACTGGATTTGAATTGCCGCATGTGGATCGGGGTCATCCCCCAGGGGCGGACGATCGAGGGGGTCGCTGAAACGCACTTGAACTTGCTCAACAGGATCTACATCAGAGATCAGATCCCCACCGTAAACCATGGTCACCCTCCACGGGGGGACCGGGTCGTTCGCCCTCGCCACGAATTCGTATGGATCGCGAATCGGCGGTGCAGTCTGCAATCGCATAAGTTCTTCGATCGACTGACCGAGCCCGTCGATCCCGGGAAATAGTGTGTTTGCTCCCATGTTCATATTAAGCAGGCGTCTTAAGAATCCTGGCTTCTGATCCTTCGGGATGATCCACTTCACTAGCCTAAGCTTGTGGTCGTTGTGCAGAGCCTCGGTCAGAAGCTTTGCATGATCAGCTAACGGATTTAGGCATACCGTAAATTCACCTTGTTGAGCATACATGCGATTGTCATCATATTCATTTTTTATTGCCATAATATATGATGAAGTATTTTTTCCGAACAATTGGTCGTGACTGAGTTTGAAGCAGCTGTTTACGTTGTCGCCTCCCATGCCTGGGTAGCGTTCGGCCATCAGATTGCGAAGCGAATTCGCATGGAAGCACCATATCACGCCATCGTGATTCCAGTGATCGCGTGCAGCGAAGTAAGCCGCTACGTATCCCGACGCAGTCCAGTCGAGTAAACGCGTTGGCGAACGATAGTGCTGCATAATTGGCCACCACTCAAGTGGATCCTTTAAGTCGTCGAACGTATTCATGTTGATAAAATTATGAGCCTGTCGCTTAAACATGGATAGCGATTCCTGTTCCGCGAGGCGCACTCGTGCGAGCGATTCGTTGCCAAGCAGTCGTGCAATGGAGGGCTTCAAGTTATTCCAGGAAGCGTTCGATTGGCCTCGAAAGAGGTATTGCCGTTCCCAAGGCACACCGACGCTGAGGAAGCGGTCCATCAGCGTTGTGAAATGACTCCAGTCGCTAAGGCGTTCTTCCTGCCACGACATACGTCGAACTCCTACCCAGTTGATCCTTGACCCGCCCTTCGGCCCGCACGAGAATGCGGTGTCGTGCATCAGGTCGTGTTAGCAAACTCTTGAGGGCTCAACCGTGTCGAACGTCACCAACGATCCGATCCGTGGCACAGCTGAAATCAAGGCCGTTGAGTTGCCTGAGAAACTTCGTAGAAAGGAGCCGGAGAAACCTAAGCTCGTGAAGGATCTTCAATCCGGAGGGGCTGGGTCGATAACTGTTGATGCCGTCTACGTCGACAGGCAGTGGCGCGTTTGGATCGATCCGACCGCCCCCGTCGAATGGCAGAATGAATCGATGCCGCTACCAGCAGATCGACCACTCTACGTAATCAAGAGAGCCGATGGGCTCGATCTTTACGTTAGCGGCAGTTGGGTGAATTCGCCTAACTTCGACGGGTTTGAGAGAAATCCAAATCGAGGCGATTACAGTGATTGCTTCTACCCAGCCTTATTGGTGAGAGGCTATCAACAGCCTTGAATTGTCGGGGTTCAAACCTCTTTGCCTACCCCCCCGGCGAGCCAACTTGACCAGGGGTTCTGTGCACGAAACTTTTCGCCGATCGTCGACTCGCAGATCGCGATTATCCTCTCAGCTTGAAATCGAACATAGCCTTCAAAATCGGCCTGGGTCTTGTCGAATTCCTTTGCTACCTGATCGATCGCAGCTCTGATGCGAGAGTCCTTTGCGAGAACATCGCATAGGTTCCTCGCCGACTCGATCAAGAGGTTCGCCTCGGCATCCTGAGTTGGTTGATCGTCACTCAGGTCTCGAAGGACTTCGCGTCTGAGACGAGTCGCTACGTCCGCGTAAATGTCGACCCAGTCCTTTGCATTGTTGTAGCGCCCAGGCCATCGAGCCCACGTCGCTGCCGTTCCAGCGTGGAGCACAAGTAGCCGTTTCCTAATATCCGAGAGCGTGTCGGTGGAAGGACAAGGGCACTCAGCATATGCCTCTGTAGACTTCGTACCTCGAACCTGCATGACAAGCCCGTGAACTTTCCAACCCACGAACCACTGCAAGACGGCGTGTCCTGCCTCATGCATGGCTATTTGTTCTTTATCCACTTCCACTGGGCATTCCTCCTTATTTCCCGTCCGACTTCGCCCCGCCCTTCTTCGCCTTCGTCGTCTCGGCCGTAGATTCGGCCGTCAGCTTGGCATGCATCTCTTCTGCGTCGGCCTTGCCTCGCTCGGCGACGACTCGGCTCACGTACTCGGCCATCGACTCCCCGGTGTAACCCGAGGCGATGCGAGCCCATTGGATCGCGGCCTCGGACAGCCGCACCGGCCGGTCTTTGCGTTCGACTTGCTTAGCCACGACTCGCTCCAACGTAGCGTTCATCACCATTCCTCAACTTGGTGCAGTATACCCGTCTCGTGCGACCGCCACCACATTATAGGCTGGTGGACAAGGTAGCGTAAAGCGACAAAAATCGGACGACTGATTTGACATCCTGGTAGCGAATGACTACATTTGGTTTGTCGGGCACGAGAGACGCGACCGCGAACCACGAGGAGACAGCGACGAATTGCTGGGCCAAGGGCACTGCCGGCCTCCAGGGAAGGGGGCCGGGCTTAGCGAGGGATCGCGGATTTGCGGCAGATTTTTGCGGCATTAAATCAAAATATGCTGCATGTTTGACATGAGAGGCGGCGCGATCTAGGATTCCGCGGATACCACCAGGCCGAGCACGTCGCTTCGGCCAACCAAGACTGGAGACAGACGATGGACGACAGGAATTTGAGCAGCGTGATCAAGGACCAGGACAGCGATGCCGAGGCCGCACTGAAGCGCCCTCTGATCGCGAGGCTCCACACGCCCAAGGACAAGGAGGAGCTGGCCAGACTGGTCCGTTACCTGCTGATGGACTGCGGCCTGAACCTATGGACCAGCAGTGTTCGTGCGGATGGCGACGAGACATACTCGCTAGACGTCGGGTACGGCGATCACGAAGTTCCGCTAACGATCGGGTGACACCAGGCCCCGCGACGCCCCGGCCGGGAAACTGGTCGGGGTGTTGATATTTATAAACATCGCCAGATTGAACTATACAGGCGACCACATTGCATGGTAGAATGAATTTATCGGCCTCGAACGGCCGCGTTCACTTCATGCCGCACGATCTGACACGATCGCCTGCCTTATCGGCATTCTCCTGCTAAAGTGGCAAACCGAAGATTACGCAACCGTACGCCAACATGCGTCAGCATGCGATTTATCGTGTTTGGCACCGTGCGTGCATATAAGGTGTACGCATGGCCGCGTTCAACAAAAATTTGACGATTCCCGGCCCGATCGCCGGATCATGTAGATATATTCCCCTGGACGATCGATCACGTCCACCTCCTGGACTGGACGACCGAATCCGATTGCCAACTATTCCTATATGGTTTCGCAAAATAACATTCATGCTCCAAGAAAGCGAAAATCTGACTTGCGTCGAGAATTATTTTCGTGGAGCAACGCTTGACATTGATGCGTAACAACTTGCGTATAATAATATTTTTCGTTCATGCCGTAAGTGCAAGAATAATCCGACGTAAAATAAGGACTTACGTCGAATTTCGCGACGAAACTCGCAAAAAGGGTTTGTTATTGTAGAAACACGCATTGCATCACTCTTTTTTTTACCACGGAGGTTACCGCAATTGTCCATCGCGATTCATGACAAGCCAATGGCGCAGGTCGACGAGTTCATCGGCATACGCCGGGCGACGGAGGTAGCCGGGTGTGCCCCGTCGCGGATCTATCGGTTAGCCCTGTGCGGGGCGATCGAGTATCGCATCGACCCGGGCGAGCGACCCGTCTATCGGTTGGAAGACGTGATTCGGGTAGCCAAGTAATCCATAAGTGGGGAGGAGATCGTGAACGAGATGATCAGCAAGAGGCAAATTCTCGATCAGTTCGTAAAGCCGGGCGTGAAGCGGGGCGACCATCATCCCCTCGCCCCTAGGCACGCCGTATATCTCCGGGCCTACGCTTCAGGTGGTGCCAGGTTCGCACATTTGTTCCGGGAGACATGGGATCGATTGCCGCTAAATGCCCGCCGGGCGATCCTCAAGCTTTGGAAATCCAACGATGTCAGATCCACGGGTGTGCTCCTATCACCGGATATCGAGTACGCCTCCGATTGGAGCGGCAAGGAGCCGGGCGACGTCGGCTATGTGCGGTGCGGTGGGCACATCATTCGGTTCGCTAGTCGCCGCGTCGAAAAGATGCCGGATGACGTCGTCCAGGATCTGATCGCACACGAATTGGCACACGTGTACCAGTGGGCAAGTGGCGAGGACATGCACGTGCTGGACTCGTTTGATATCGAGTACTTCGCCGACGAAATCATGGACTATTGGGGCTTTGATCCCGAGTCAATCGATCGTTGGGGACTAGAGACCGGGGTAACCAAACTCGTCGACGTCGACAAGTTGACCGAGTCTCAGAAGAAGCGACTACGAGCACGAGCCAAGCGTGCAGGACGTGGTCTCGGCTTGTACATCTGAGGCCAGGCCCCCGCGCAACGCAGCAGCCGATGCTGGAAGTCGGCCGGGCCGGGAGGTGATCGGCCCGTGATAGAAGGTCGTGCCCGCCTTTATGCGATCGAGGGCATGGCGAAAAGAAACGACCCCGACCGTTGAAGCGGCCGAGGTCGGTCTTTGATCGTCCTTGGATCTGGCACTTGGCCGCCCTTGAGGCGGTGCGACGGCCGGTGTTCGTAGCACCGAACCGTCGTCTTGGCCATACGCCGGGGTAGGCACCCGGCACGCATCGAGATCCTTCACTTGATATGAAGTTTACATCACGAGAGACGGCCAGTCAAGGCCAACGTACGTTCATTTCGAATTATGACGCCGCGTCCGATGCGGCTCCCGCCGATAAGCCTGCCCCTCTCCAAACGTGCCCGATCTGCGGCACGCCCAGCACTTCTAAAGTGCCCATCCGAGGCAAGAAATCCGTGCCCTATTGCGCGACCTGCGAATGCGGCTACGGGCCGGCGAGGGGAGGTGTCCTTTGAGCACCGCACCTTCGATGCCCCCGCGCGACTCGGCCGAATCAACGGCCCTGCGTCTCCTCGATCGCGGCTACTGGCCGACTGTCACCCACCCCGGCGAGAAACGGCCGATCGGCAACAACTGGGGCGAGAAACGTAAGTCCCTCGGGGAGGTTGACGCCCTCTTCCGCTCATACCCGACGGCCGGCGTCGGCATCGTCCTTGGACCCGGAAGGGCTCCGGGCGGCGGCTGGCTGATCGACCTGGAAGGCGACGGCCCCCAGGCGTTCGACTCGCTCGCCAAGCTGTTCGACGGCGAGATCGTCGAGACGACCGGCTGGGACTCCGTTCGCGGGTCTCACAACCTGTTCGTGGCCGACGACGACTTCCTGGACGGCATGATGGCCGCCGGGGCGACCGAGGGCAAAGGCCACGGCAAGAGCGGCGTGTGGAAGCTCCCGGAGTTCCCCGACCTGGAGTTCCGCATCGGCGGCTACAAGCCCGACGGTGCGGTCAAGCAGGTCCACTCCGCTTGCCCGCCGACGGTCGGGACGGACGGCAATCCACGGAGGTGGAACGGCGTCAGGACGCTGGCGAAACTACCCACGGCGGCGATCGAGAACCTTCGGAAGATCGCCCTGGCGAAGCCGGCTCAAGCCGAGCCGAGTCCGGTGCCCGTCGTCATCCCGATGCGGCTTCCGGACTCCCCCGGCAGGCCCGGAGCCGCCGACCGGGCGAGAGCCTACCTCATGTCGGCCGGGTTCCCGGCCGCCGTCGAGGGCAGTCGCGGTCACGACCGTCTCTATCATGCGGCCTGCGTGCTCGTAGACGGGTTCGGGCTTTCGTTCGGCGAAGCCTACCCGGTCATGGTCGAGTACAACCAGGCGAAGGCCGTCCCGCCAGAGTCGGACCATCAGATCCGGCACAAGCTCAACAGTGCTATCGAGAAGAACCCGGCACCGTCGCTCAGCCTCCTGAACGCCGACCGCCCGGATTGGACGCCGAGGCGGCAGGCGGTGGGCAAAGCCGAAGAGACGTCCGTCATCGAAGTCGTCGCCGACGAGGACGTCGAGGACGTCGAGGTCGTCGACAGGTGGCCGAAGGTGAACCCGGCCATGTATCACGGTTTTGCCGGCGATTTCGTCCGGTCGGTTGCTCCGGAGACCGAGGCCGACCCGGTGGCGACGCTTGTGCAAGTGCTCACCGGTTTCGGCAATCTTGTCGGCCGGGGGCCGCACTTCGTCGTCTCGTCAACTCGTCATCCCTTGGTGGTCAACGCCGTCGTGGTAGGTGCCACGGCCGTAGGCAGGAAGGGGACGTCCGGCGACGACGCCGAATTCTGCCTCGGTAACGTCGACCCTCATTGGCAGATGAACTGCTGCCGGAACGGCCTGACGACCGGCGAGGGCTTGATCAGCCTGGTCCGAGATCCGAAGTATCGCCCGCCGACCAGCGAGGAGATCCGCAAGGGGCATCCTCGCGACGAGCTGATCCTGGTCGACGAGGGCATCGTGGATAAGCGGCTGTACCTGATCGAAACCGAGTTCGCCAAGGTCCCGAAGATGTCGGGGCACGTCACCAACACGCTGTCCGAGACCCTACGGCAAACCTTCGACGGCAAGAAGCGAATCGGGAACCTCTCAAAGCACAACGGCAACGTCGCCACCGACGCACACGTATCAGTCGTCGGCCACATTACGCGGGCGGATATCCGCAAGTGCTTGAGCGAGACCGACATGCTGAACGGTTTCGGCAACCGCTTTCTGTGGGTCGCGGCGAGGCGATCCAAGGAGTTGCCCGACGGCGGCAACATGCTCGATCTCGACCTTCGCCAGATCTTCGACGGCATGCGACGTGCGCGGGACTTCGCGGTCGGCCTGGGCGACCACCGCATGACCTTCGACGACGAGTTCCGCCGCGTCTGGCGGGACATCTATCACGAGCTGTCTTCCGATCAGCGGCACGTCATGGCGGCGAGGTCGGAAGCCTATTGCAAGCGGTTGTCTTGCGTCTACGCCCTCCTGGATCAAACCGCCGTCGTCGGCGTCCAGCATCTCATGGCGTCGCTCGCGTTGCTGGACTACGTCAACCAGACGATCGAGTACGTGTTCGGTGCGGCCGTCCCCGATCCCAACGAGGCTAAGCTGATCGCAGCCCTCAAGGGGGCGTCGGATGGGCTGACGCGGGGGCAGATCAATCACGACGTCTTCGGCCGCCATCTTAAGGCGAAGGCTATTGCCGACGTCCTCGGCAACCTGCTGACCCGCGGGGCCGTCCACTCCAGGACCGAGTCGACGGGTCGAGGCCGACCTGCCGAGCGGTGGTTCATCGGCAGGGGTTCGGGCCAGACTCAGCCGTCGCAAAACTGAATGCGACTTAAATCCTCGTCGTGCGACCTAATTCGCCCATCGAACGGCGGTAGAGGCGAATTAGGTCGCACTCCCTCACCCCGACTGCGACTTAATTCCCCAGGCGATTTTCCCTGTGTTTTACCGCATGGACTCGAATTAGGTCGCATTAAGTAGCTTAAGTCCAAAGGAGAAGAAGGATGACTCTCTTTGAGTTAGCTTGGGCAAGCCTGGATGACTGCGGCAGCAAGGAAGCGTCCCCCGTGGGAGCGTCTCGCGACCTTGCTACTAAATGCGACTTAATTCCCCAGGCACCGTCCCTTCCTCGTGACGACGCCGCCCCTCGCCCGATGCAGCCCCACGCTTGGCGCGAGGTCGTCAGCCACTGGACGACCGAGATGCGGCAGCAGTGGGGCGAGCTGGCCAATGCCAAACAAGACGCCGGCCTGTCCTGGCAAGACTCCGAACGCGAGGCGTTCTGGCATGTCGGCGACCGCTATGTCTACGATCCCGCCTCACGCGCCTACCGACCAGTCTGAGCCTTACCCGCCTAGATCACGTCCCACCTCGAATGGAGTCACACCATGTCCAACGCCCCCCAAGACGGGCACGCCTTCGACTGCCCGCACTGCCACCGGCCGATCCGCGTCATGCCCGCACCCGAGTCGGTCAGCCGCCCCGCGTCATACCCGCGCGAGCCCCAGCAACGACGGCCTGATGGATCGCTGGCACCGATGGAGATGACCATCGAGCGAGCCAGGGCGTTCACCATGCCGTTCGGTAAGTTCCAGGGCAAGACGCTCGAAGCCATCGCCTCGACGAACGAGGGCCGCGAGTACCTCGGATGGGGTTCCACCCAATGGGATCGTGCAGTCGGCCGAGCGGTCAACTTCTTCCTTGAGCACGGCAACACGTAAGGGGACGACCATGCGATACGATCTCTGGCAGGCCGTCAAGCGACACAGTCCTCCCCACACGCTGGGGAAGATGGCCAAACGCCACCATGTCCCGCCCGACGCACGCCACAACGCCCCAGGACGACCCAGGAGCGATCGACTCGCCAAGGTCGAGCCGACCACGCATCTGGCCACGCAATCGATCCTGGGGGCGAATAGGGCCGCCCTGCACCTATGCACCTATGCCAAGGCGGCAGCCTGCCCAGACTACCCATAGGCCCCCAATATTGTGCATGCATGTAGATTGCCCAGATCGCGACCATGGGCTTGCATGTTTTTCACCAGAACTCGAACCCCTAATTCCTACACGTGTAGGTAAACATTAAGGAGAATGCACCTATGACGACCGACCCCATGGAAGACGCCGTAGTCGTTGAAGTCAACCGATCGCTGATCCAGACCGCGATCCGCTCGCTGAGGAAGATCCAGACGAAGGTCGAGGCCGAGAACCGCGACCTGGAAATCAGCGTCTCGGTCTTCGCGTTGCGCGGGGACGACGGCGACATCCGGGTCGTGCTCGACGGCCACGTCTTCTCTGAAATCAACCTGTGGTCGAACGACAGCCCTCGCTCGTGGATGCGGACGATCCGGCGAGCGATCGGCGACGGCCGGCGGCAGTTGGAACTCCTGAAGTGCCAGCCCAGCGACAACTGAATCACTTGCTCCACCGACTATTTCCGAAGCCCGGACGACCTCGCCCGGTGCCGAGCAAAACCGATTACGACGGACATGCCTACGAAGATCGACCACAGGCTCGCCGGCTCAGGCACATATGCTGTCCCCCGCATTTCCACCCTTAGGCCTTGCGGGCCGATGCCAGAGACTGAGACGTGCTGGACGAAGAAGTCCAGCGTGTTCGTGCCCGACTTGAAGTAGTCGAACACGCCGAACGAATCGAAGCTCGCGGCCCCGTCGCCGAGGAATACTTGTACGTCGTTGAGCATGATCCGCACTCGGTCCGCGCTGGCGACCTTCCCGAAAATCACGGCGGTTTCCGGATCGAAGCCCGACGCGATCGTGAAGAGCGTTCGGTATTGGTACGTCCCATTCGAGGCGAATCCATCGAGAGGCGACCTTGGGCCGCTGATCCAGGCCGAGCCTCCGGTCGAGCCCGGGGGATCGCTCGGCACCCAGCCTGAAGGAAACTGGAACGGCTGCGGGTTGATTGCGTAGGCGTTCCCCGCACCTCTGGGACTCGAAACCACGACGTAGTTCGGGTCGGTCGTGCCGTTGAAAAGCACGATGTGCTCGCTCTTGCTCACGCCCGTGCTGTGCAGGTCGGTGATCAAGGCCCCCTGAGTCGGCAAGGCCCCTAGGCTGATAGCACACGCGAGAACGATGACCTTGAGGGTTCTCATCGACATGGCCTTGGACCTTCCTGGGATCGAAGGTAATCAGCCTCTTAGGCTAAGCCTCCGATCGTTTGCTTCGCCTTCCAACTTCCTGGTGCTACGGCGGAGTCATTTCACGTACCTTCAGGATCCTGTCAAGCACAAGTCGAAGAACGACCTCATTAATTGGCATTCATCTTGATCATGGACGAACATAGCCGCGTCTCCGGCTCTTTGGATTTCCCGCTTCTCCCGCCCTCCGCACGCCCCGCGACCACGCCCTGCCACCTCTCCGCCATCCTTTTTCACGAGATGGGACATCTTCAGGCGTTCGCCGGAAACAACCTAACTCGTTGTCGCCACATCACTTCTGCAATTTATCATCATATCACGTCCTCACATCATGCTGAGTTCGTGCCCTTATTAGGGGGGGGATAGCATGCCGTCGATCGTTTACGAGAACCCGGATTCGGAGCAGGACCTGGAGGATTTCGGCCGTGCCGACGGAATCCAGGTCGACACACTCGTCTTGGAAAGCATGGCCGCAGAGTTCGTGTTCAGCAGGGCGACGTACGACAAGGCCCGCAATCTGCTCATGGACGACCTGCGTCACGCCGGTGCGTCGGTCCGCCAGCTCGAACGTTGGTTCGGCGTGGGCAAGTCGACGCTCGGCCGCAGGTACGCCGGCTTCGATCCGCCCCCGATTCCCGATGAAAGTCGCCGCTATCACCGCCGGCTGACCGAGGTCGTCGAGGAGAACCCGCCGACCTTCGCGGACCTGGTGACGGCGATCCAACGGAAGGCCGGCACTTCCGCACAGACCGGCAAGCTGCTGTTCATGCTGGGCTCTCGTGCTCGATCGGCCGAGGTCGCCCTGGGGTCGGCCCAGAAGGCTCGGAGGAAACAGGCCTGATGGCTCGCACGAACATCTGGGAAGACTGGCGCCCGCCCCCGCAGCCCTTCGAGGACGACGCGATCGAGCACGAGCACTTCGAGCTGCTCCAGAATTCAGCGAAGCCGTTCGCAGTCCAGGAGTGCCGAGATCTTCATGGATGCTCTGCATGCCGGGGTTTCGGCACGGTCGGCGGCGAGACGTGTCTTTCGTGCGAAGGCAGCGGCGTCGGGACCATCAAGACAGGGTCGCACCTGTACTGCGATCGGTGCGGCAAGACAGGGGTCGAGGACGATCCCAGGCTTGTCGTCCGACCCGGCGAGATGCCTCAGCGAGAACGGCTTCCGAAGACGCCGCCGACCGTGCCGACCTTGAAAGCACTCTGGCCCGACGACCCGCCCAAACCGAAACGAGGACGACCCAAGGGCGCGAAGGACAAGAAACCTCGCAAACAACGGTCGTTCGCCTGACGAGCCCCTCCCCCCGGGGCCGGCGCGTGACAAGCGGTGTTTCTCCGAGCCGCTTGTCGAGGGAACGCGTCGGCCCCACCCCCTCATATTCGAGAATCGCCATGCCGTGGATGACCGTCGCCAAGATCGCGTTCTCGTTGCTCATCACGGCGATCGGGAAGATCCCCGCGAGCGATTGGGCCAAGCTCGGCGACGTGATCGTCGGCTTCCTCCAGAGCATGGAAGACCGCCTCCCGCCCGGCAACCCGCTGACGGTTTCGTTGAGTGCATACCGGGCCTCGAAGTCGCGCCTCACGCCCAACGGCGACCAGTAACACCGTAGCGCCGTTGACGGCGGAAGGAACCGACAAATGCGTTTCATGGATTCGATCAGCCCCGGTGTTTCGTTCGCCGTTGGCGTCGTCACGGGCGTACCGAGCCTCTTATATGCGGCTGTGACCGAGGACTTCTCGGCCGTCGCCGTGGGCTCGGCGGTCGGCTTGGTCACGCTCGGATTGGCGATCTGGAGATCGTCGAACGACTCCCGGATCGACGGCCTACTCTCACGCCTCGCCAAGGCGGAGCAGGAATCGGATCGGCACCAGTCGGACGCAATCGCGGCGAAGGCCAAGGCCGCCGAGATGGTCGTGGAGATGGCCGCACTCAACGCCCGACTCAAGATTCAAGAGAATGGCTGACCGCGTCCCCTACTTCACCGGCCGACCCGACGGCAGCATCCCCCAGTTCAAGCCGGCTGCGGCGACGGAATCGGACGAAGGACGCAAGGCCAGGAAGAAGCTGTACAACTCGGCGGCCTGGAAGCGATGCCGGGCCTTGGCCTTGAGGCGGTCGCCGCTGTGTCCGCGATGCCTCGAAAACGGATTCACCGTCGCGGCGAAGGACGTCCATCACGTCAAGGACCTCGCCGAAGGCGGCGCCCCGCTCGACCTGGACAACCTCGAAACGCTCTGCCACGAGCATCACAGCATGGTCACCCGTTGGCGTCAGGACCGGAAAGAGGATCGCGATGGGACGCGGTAGGAAGCCCAAGATCCACGAAGCCGAGCCGGCGTTCGTCGTGTGCGAGCCGCCCCGCAAGCCGCCGGTCATCGAGGCAGACTCCGTGGCCAGCGAGGAATGGGACAGGCTCGTCGTCGTCCTCACGCAGAACAGGACGCTCAATGCCGGATGCCTCGGCCTCATGACCAGCTATTGTTCGGCCTTCTCGACGTTGGTCAGGGTCAAGACCGAGCTGGCCAAGGCGACGGCGACGGTGGTCAGCGTCCGCGAAGGGGCCGAAAAAGCGAACCCGCTCTGGGGGGTCTTGAGCGGCGCCGAGAACGCGATCCTCCGGTACTCCAAGGCCCTCGGCCTCACGCCGGTCGACCGGACTAGGGCGACTCCCATCGAAGCCGCCGAGGACCGCGACGACCTCGAATCCATCCTCGCCGATTGAGCCATGCCGCCCACGATCCAGAACTTCAATCCGATCGTCACGCCCAGCGACCGCGAGGCCCTCAAGATGGGCTACGCGTTCGATCGCGAGGCGGCGGATCGGCCTGTGAAATTCATCGAGCGGATCTGCAAGCAGAGCATGGGGGAGTTCGCCGGCAAGCCGCTCCTGCTCCTGGACTGGCAGAAGTCGGCCCTGTGGAGGGCGTTCGGCTGGCTGGACTCCGAGGGCAGGCGACGCCACCGAGAGTTGTTCATCGCCGTCCCGAAGAAGAACGGCAAGACGGAACTCGCCAGTGCATTGTCCCTGTACATGATCATGGGCGACGACGAGCCCGTGGCGAGGATCGCGCTGGCGGCGGTCGACAAGAAGCAGGCCAGTGCGATGTGGGAAGAGGCCGACCGCATGATCAAGGCTTCTCCCTACCTCAAGAAGCACCTCGAATCGAGCGAGTTCCACAAGCGTATCCGCTACCCGAAGACGGGGGGCGAGATCGTCACGCATTCCAGCGACGTCGACAGCAAGGAGGGCGGGAGCCTTTCATGCGTATGCATTGATGAATTACACCTGTGGACCAAGGGCCGCCGGAAAGCTTGGAACGTGTACAGCGGCAGCGGCGCCGCACGCCGGTCCCCGCTCAAGGTCGTCATTTCGACGGCGGGGAACGACCGCGAATCGGTCATGTGGGAGCAGACGCAGCGGGCCTGGAAGGTGGAGAGCGGCGAGCTGATCGACCCCTACCTGTGCGCGGTGGTCTACGGGCCGAAGCCCGGCGAAGACTTCGACCCGCACGGCGAGAAGGACTGGTTCCGCTTCAATCCCAGCCTCGGCCACACGATGAGCCTGGCCGGCTTCAAGGCGGATTACGAGTCGGCCAAGAACACGCCCAGCGACTTCGCGGACTGGAAGCAACGACGGCTGAACGTGTGGTCCCAGAAGACGAATCGCTTCATCGACATCGCCGCGTGGGACCGATGCGAGCCGATCCGGTCGGCCCGGGATATCGCCGCGTCCGAGGAACCGACGTACGTCGGCGCCGACCTGTCGGACTGCCGCGACATGACGGCGTTGTCCTTCATCACGGGGACGCCGTCCACCGGGTTCGACGTGCGAATCCGGGCCTGGATGACCAAGGCGGAGGCCGAACGCCGCCACCAGCAGTACGGCATCCCCTTCATGCTGTGGGCGGAACAGGGCTTTCTTGAACTCTGCCATACGCCGCGTATCGACGTGGACATGATCGAGTCGGCGATCGAGGAAGAATACCAGGGGCAGCCGTTCGCCAGCCTGTTCGTCGACCCTTACAACGCCAAGCGGATGAACCTCAATCTCCAGGCCAAGGGCGTCCCGGTCACGGAGATCCGGCAGGGCATGCTCAGCCTGTCGCCCGCCACGAAGGAGCTGGATCGCCTGATCGCCGAGGGGAAGTGGCGCCACGGCGGCAACCCCCTCTACACCTGGACGGCCAGCAACTGCGAAGTCGAGCGGGACAAGACGAACAACATCATGTTCCGCAAGCCGACGGGCGTCGAGAAGATCGACCCGATGGCCGCGTCCGTGAACGCCCTCGCCGCGGCCATGGCGTTCGCCCCGCCCCAGCCCATCTACGACGAGAACCCCCGGGTCACCTGGGTGAGGATGTAATGCGAATCGGCGAAGCCTTCAATCGATTCACGACGTTCTTCCGATCGTCGCCGCCGGGTCCCCGCGCGTCGAACTCGTCGACCTTCATGGGCAACGGGTTCCTCAACCGCCACGGCTTCCAGTCGGTCAACACGACCGGCGTGAACGTCAACGAGCGGACGGCCCTGACGCTCCCGGCTTTCTTCGCCGGGGTCAACGTCATCAGTTCCTCGCTCGCGTCGCTCCCTTTGGAATTGGTTCAGATCCAAAACGGCGTGACGCGGAAGGCGACGGAACATCGCTGTTATCCGATCTTCAGCCGAAGCCCTGACAATCAGACGACCAGCATGAGGTGGCGGTCGGCGATCACCTCGCACGCCATCGTATACGGCGGCGGTTTCGCCGAGATCACGCCGGCCGTCGACGACTCGCGCATCTACCTGTTCTTGCTCGACCCGGCGACCACCCAGGTCCAGATCGCCTCGACAGGCGAGGTCCGTTACACGACGGCGGGCGGGACGCTCGCGAAAGAAAAGATCGTCCACTTCAGCGGCCTCAGCCACGACGGCATCACGGGCCATCCGATCGTAAAACTCGCCCGCCAAGCGTTGGGGTTGGGGCTCGCGGCCGAGCAGTTCGGCGGGTCCTACCTCGGCAACGGGACCGGCTCGGCGGGATGGTTCCAACCGCCCAACGACCTGAAGGCCGAGGCCCGGAAAGAGTTCCTGGAGTCGGTCGACGAGCGGCACAAAGGCCCCGAGCAAGCCGGCCGAATGGGGTTGCTCCCCGTCGGCTGGAACTTCCTGGAGTCGAAGGGAGGGGCGAATCCGGAATCCGCCCAACTCCTGGAGCTTCGTCAGTTCTCCGTGCTGGACGTCGCCCGGTTGTTGAACGTGCCGCCGCACAAATTGGGCGACAAGAGCGGCGAAAGTTACGCGTCAATCGAAGCATCGAATTTGGATTTCACGCAGTCCTGCCTCGTGCCTTGGGCCGAGGCGTTCGAACAGTCGCTCAACCTCCGCCTGCTGTCGGATGAGGAAGTCGGCGCCGGTTTCACCTGGCGCCATGATTTCACGGCCGCCCTGCGAGCCGACGCCGCCGGCCGCTCCGCCCTCTACACGACGTTGTGGAACACGGCGTCGATCTCAAGCAACGAGATCAGAGCCCGAGAGGGAATGAATCCTCGACCCGGCGGCGACGAGTATCTCGTCCCCCTCAACCTAGCCCCGAGCATGGCGCCGCCGCCCGACGCCGGCAAGACGAAGCCGAAGAAGGACAACGCCGATGGCAAGTAACGTGGAACGCCGGACGGTCGGTGACGCACGGCTCCAGACTCGGGCAGAGGGCGATCAGCCCGCCAAGCTCGTGGGCTACGCCTCCGTGATCGACGTGTGGACCACGCTCTACAGCTCGCCCTATGGCGAAGTCCGCGAGATCATCCGCCCCGGGTCGTTCAGGAACGCGATTGCGAGCGGTCAAGACGTCCGAGCCCTCATCGATCACGACAGCTCTCAGATCATCGGCCGTACCAAGTCCGGCACCCTCCGGCTGACCGAGGATGAAACCGGCCTCCGATTCGAGTGCGACCTGCCTGACACCTCCATCGCCCGGGACCTGGCCGAGAACATCCGCCTCGGCAACATCTCCCAATGCTCTTTCGCCTTCGTCCCTCGGAGCGGCGGCGAGACTGTCACCATCCGTCAGGAGAACGGCAAGGACGTCCAGGAGATCGAGATCACGGACGTGGACCTCTACGACGTCTCGGTCGTGACCTACCCGGCTTATCAATCCACTTCCGTCAGCCTGCGTGCTCAGCAGCTTGCCGACCAAGCCCGGCGCGATTGGCTTGGGACAAGGCGGTCGAGACTTCGCTTGCTCGAAATCGCCGCCCGCCAGTGAGTTTCCCCGCCTCGTCTCCACATCTCAGGAATCCCCGATGAATCCCACCGAACTTCGCAATCAGGCGAACGCCGCTCTCCAGCGGGCTCGCGAACTCCAGTCCCGTTTCGAGGGCGCCGAGTCCGTCTCCGCCGACGAGAAGGCCCAGCTCGACGACGCCCTGTCCGAGGCCGAGGGCCTGTTCAACCAGGCCAACGAGGCCGACCAGCGTGAGGCCAAGTTCCGCAACCTGGAAAGCCTGGCCAAGCAGCCCGCCGGCCGGGTCGGCACGCCGATCCTCCCGCACCAGGACCGCAACGCGACCGGCAACGGCCGCCACGGCTACAGCCTGTTCCGAGCGATCCAGGGGCAGATCGACGCCATCCAGGGGCGCGGCCAACTTGACGGCCTGGAGTACGAGGTCCACTGCGAGCTGGAGAAGCTGCGCGGCAAGCCGGCCGCCGGCCTGATCGTCCCCTGGGACGCCCCGGTCAGTCGGGACTTGCTCCCGAACAACATCCATCGTCGTGACCTGTCGACCTCGACCGGTGCGGGTGCGGTCGGCGACTACACGATGCCGACGATGATCGACATTCTTCGTGCGAAGCTCCCGATCGTCCAACTCGGTGCGTCGCTCATCACCGACCAGCGTCAGCAGTTCTCGCTGCCCCGCACGACCGCGACCGTCACGACCGGCAACGTCGCGACCGAGGGCACGACCGTCGCCGCCAGCAACCCGACGATCGACGACTTGTCGTTCACGTACCACTCGATCGAGGCGAAGACCAAGCTGACCCGCCAGTTCGTGCTCGGGTCCAGCGTCTCGGCCGAGAACTACATCACCGACCAGATCGTCAAAACCGTGGCCAACAAGCTGCAAAGCGACTGCCTCAACGGGGCTGGGTCGAGCGGTGCGGTGAAGGGATTATTTAAGTTCACGAACGGGACGGAAGGCATCTACGTCCTGGCGGCCGGCAGCAACGGTGCAGCGTTGACGTGGGCGAACATCCTCTCGCTGGTCGGCAACGTGAACAGCGCGAACAGCGGCGACGACTCGCAGGCGTTCATCCTGAGCCCCAAGCTTGCGTCGTTCTTCATGGGCACGGTGAAGGTCGCCAGCCAGGCCCGGTTCATCCTCGACAGCGACAACATGATCGCGGGCTACAAGTACGCGACGACCAGCCTCGCCCCCGACAACCTGACCAAGGGCACGTCCTCCGGAGTGTGTTCGGCGATCGGCTTCGGCAACTGGTCCGACATGATCATCGGCATGTTTACGGGTATCGACTTGTTCGTGGACCCGTACTCGGCCCAGCCGCACGTCAACGTCACCGGCGCCGTCGACTTCGACATGCACGTCGCACACCCGGCCGCGTGGGCGATCTGCGTGGACGCCCTGACCGCCTGATCCATCCCGACCGTGGGGAGGGTTTCGGCCCTCTCCACGGCCTTCGGAGTCCCATCGTGAAGATCCGATTCACCACGCAGGCCGTCCTCGGGACGCACGTCTACGGCGACGGCGCGATCGTCGAGTTGGCCGATTCGCTCGCGGCGTTCGCCGTCCGCATGGGCTACGCCGTCGAGCACGTCGAACCCCAGCCCAAGCCCGTCGTCCGCGAGGCCGTATCCGCAGCTCCCGCCCAAGCCCGCAAGGCCGTCGCCCGATAAGAAGGCCGGTGATCCATGCAGCAGTACAAGGTCGTCACGCCGCCGGCCACGGAGCCCTGTTCGCTCGCTGAATTGCGTCAGCACATGCGAGTATTCGTTCAGGACGACAATGAGGACGCTTACATAGCATCGCTCGGCAAGACCGCCCGCGAACTCCTCGAAGCCAAGGTCTGCCGGTCGCTCGTCACGCAGACGCTCGACGCGAAGTTGGACGGCTTCCCGACGACCGACGACAGAGCCCCGCAGACGATCAAGCTGCTGTACCCTCCGTTGCAGTCTATCTCGTCGATCAACTACATCGACCCCGACGGCGTCGAGCAGACGCTCTCGCCGAGCACCTACGCGGTCGCCGAAGGTACGCCCGGCCTGGTCGCTCGCCTCGCCAACTCGTGGCCGTCCACTTCGGATCGGCCCGGCTCCGTGACCGTCCGGTTCGTCGCGGGATACGGCGACGCGGACGACGTCCCCGAAGTCGCCAAGCTCTGCGTCAAGATCATGGCCGCCCATTGGTATGACCGTCGCGAGCCGATCGTGACCGGCACCATCGTGGCGACCCTGCCTTTCATGCTGGACAGCCTGGCGGCGTCCCTTTTCTGGGGGTCGTATCCGTAATGCCCATCGACCCCGGCCAGTTCCGCCAGAGGCTCACATACCAAGAGCCGACGATCTCCAAGGATTCCGTCGGCCAAGCCGTCGAGTCGTTCGCCGACGTCGCGACGGTATGGGCGATGGTCAGCCCATTGAACGCCCGCGAGCAGTATTGGGCTTCTCAGGTCCAGGCCAGCACGACGCACACGATCACCTGTCGTTACGACGCCCGGCTGAAGCCCACGGGCCGATTCCTGATGGACGGCTCGCGCGTCCTGAACATCGACGGGATCAAGGACGAAGACAGCCGGCGAGTGCAACTCACCATCTCCGCGACCGAGCAAATCCCGAGCGAGTCCTGACCCATGATCCACAAGTTCACCGCCAGCGTCACGGCCAGCGAGTCCGGCTCCAACTCCGGGACCACGGTCAGCGGCTCCGCGTTCAAGTCCGGCTCGACGGCCGTCGCGATCGACACCGTCCTCGGCGTCGTCACCGACTCGGCCATCCCGTGTGCGTTCACCGTCGCCAATCTCCAGAGCTGCATCCTGCTCGCCTCGAAGGACTGCACGATCGAGGTCAACAGCGGGTCGAGCCCGACGTCGACCATCAGCCTGAAGGCCGGCTCCGCCCTCGTCTGGAACGGCGACTACTTCGCCAACCCGTTCACCGGCACGACCACGGCCGCCAACCTGTACGTCACCACGACGGCGAGCACCCGCCTCCAGATCCTCATCATCGCGAACTAAATCGAATGACCTACACGATCGACGCGTCGGACGCAGATCGAATCCGGATTCTCTTTACCGATCCTCATGAATTCGAGGTCGACCTTCGATACCTGAAGGTCCACGACACAGATCCACAAGAATACATATTTGCAGTCTCCACTCACTTCTCGAAGGACCAGAGCAACGCGCTCGTGGAGTTCACCAAGGGGCTGACGCCCGAGCAACTCGCGGCGTTCGCGGCCGGCGTCGCGACGACGATGCTGGGACTCGCCGCCGAACTGGAAGGCTGACGCATGAACATCCGATTCCAGATGACGCCCGTGGCCGGCCCGGTGACGGTGACGTTCGCCGACGACTTCCTGATCGACCTGGAGTTCATCGACCCCGCCACCGGCGAGACGGTGTACGACTTCGGCGGCGAGAACGCCGTCCACGCGTCGCAGCTCCTCGCCTCGCTCCCCCCCGGAGCCCTCGCGGACGTCGTGCGGAGCCAGGCCGTGGACCTCGTCAAGCTCGCCAAGGGGGTAGTGTAGTGGCTCTCTTCTTCGTCAGCCCGACCGGCGACGACTCGACCGGGACCGGGACCGCCACGAATCCCGTGAAGACGATCGGCAAGGCGATCGGATCGTCGGGGATCTTCGCCCTCGACTCGGCCAATCCCAACACCCTCGTGCTGGCCCCCGGGATCTATCGCGAGCTGGTGACGGTGTCGGTCTCGCCGACGGCCAGCGGCACGCTCACGATCGTGGGCGACAAGGACGGGGTGCTGTACTCGAACAACGGCGGCGCGGGGACGACGGGCGACGTGGAGATCCGGGGCTGGACCGACGACGTCACGGCGATGACGACCGGCGACGTGCTCAGTGCTTCGGGCAAGAGTTACGTCACCGTCAAGAACGTCAAGCTGATCAGCAGCAACGGTTCGGGCGTGGGCTGCTTCAACATCACCGGGACGCCGTCGAATTGGAACTTCGAGGATTGCATCTTCGTCGGGTCGTCCACCAGGCCGGGGCTCGGACGCCTGGACGCCACGGCCGGGACGGCCCTCAACTGCACGTTCAAGCGATGCGACTTCGTGGGAGTGGGCCAATCGTCGACCTTCTTCGGCCTCCAGATCCGGCTGCCGCTCAACTCGTCCGAGTACAACGTCAACGTCCTGATCCAGAATTGCAATTTCTTCGGTGCTCCGGGGGCCATCCAGGTCGTCCAGAACGGCGGCAGCGGCTCGAACTGGGGGACCGGGATCGCCATCCAGCAGAACGGATTCTGGTTCTGCTTTCGCGGCGTCCACGTCGGCAACAACCCCGCCCTGACGACCCCCATCGGGGTGTACGGCAATACCTTCAACCTCTGCTGTAACGCCGTCGTCGCGACCACGTCGGGGCAGGTGGTCGAGGACGGCAACGTCTTCGGGGCCTGTTTCGCCAACCTGACGAACGTGTCGTCCGGGGCGCACTCGATCCAGTCGGCGTGCCCCGCGTTCAACGTCCACGACGAGCGGATCCTCGGCGGCAATCCCCGGCCCTGGGGCGAGCCCTCGGCGACGAGCCCCATGCTCGCGGCGGGGAACTACGGGACGCCGCCGAGCGTCGACGCCTGGAGCCAGACGAGGCCCGGCACTCCCTCGGCCGGCGCCCTGGAAAGGGACGCGTTCGGCGTGCCGACCAATACCTACATCTTCCAGGTCGAAGGATAACGACGTGGCCGACAACGTAAGACTTTCCGCCGGGACGAACGACGGCGCGACCATCCGTTCGCTGGCGACGGCGGACGGGATCGAGTACGGCGTCTCCGCACTGGCGTACGCCACCACGATCAGCCCCGGCGCGAACGTCCTCCTGGACGTGTCGACGACCAACAGGTTGCCCGTCGCGGCCACGCTGACGGGGACGATCGTCGTCGATTCCATCGTCGGCCCGGTGCTCTGTAACAACGCAACGCCCGGCGACCTCCAGGCGTTGGCCTACCTCGCCGAGGACCAGACGCTCACGACCGTGACCAGCATCACGAACCCCGTGACGATCGTCCAGGGCACGGCGTCCAACCTGAACGCCACCGTGCAACAGGGCGGCTCGTGGACCGTGGCGGCCACGCAGAGCGGGACTTGGAACGTGGGCACGGTGTCGACCGTGACCGCCGTCACCAGCATCACGAACCCGGTGGCCGCCACGCAGAGCGGTTCGTGGAACGTCGGCGTCACGGGTGCGGTGACGGTCGCACAGGGCACGGCGGCCAACCTGCTCTGCACCGCGTCCCAGGGCGGAAGCTGGACGGTGGCCGCGACCCAATCGGGTACGTGGAACGTCGGGACCGTCTCCACCGTCACGGCCGTGACCGGGATCACCAACCCCGTCGCGGTCACGCAATCGGGGACGTGGACCGTCGGCCTCTCGGCCACGCAGACCCTCGCCAACGTGACGACCGTCGGCACGATCACCAACCCCGTGGCGTCTACCCAGAGCGGGACGTGGACGGTCGGTGCGACGCAGTCGGGCACCTGGAACGTCGGCACGGTCACGACGCTGACGGGCGTCACGAACCCGGTCGTCGTCGCCCAGAGCAACGCGGCCAGCCTCCTGGCCACGGTCAACATCGCGTCGGCCCAGACGTTGGCGACGGTGACCACGGTGGGGACCGTGACGAGCGTCACCACGGTCGGCACGATCACCAACCCGGTGGGCGTGGCGGCCGGGACCAACCTCATCGGAAAGGCGTCCGCCGGAAACGACACCAGCACGATCTACAACGGCACCACGGCGTTGACGCCGAAGTTCGCCAAGATCGTCGCGTCCAGCTCGGGCGACAACTCGATCGTCGCCCTGGTGTCCGGCAAGAAGATCCGGGTCCTCCGTTGGGGCCTCGCGTCCAACGGCACGGTCAACGTGAAGTTCCGGTCCAACACGACCGACGTCACCGGCCCGCGCTACCTGACGCAGTTCGCGTCGGCCGGCGGGGCCTATTGCCCGGTCGGGATCTTCGAGACGGCGGCGGGCGAGGCCCTCAACCTCAACCTCTCGGCGGCCGTCGCGGTCGGCGGCGAGCTGGTCTACTGCGAGGTCTGAGCCCATGAACCTCCTCCTCTGGGCCTATCAACTCGGCATGGGCGTCGGCGGCGCACCGCCCCCGCCCACCGGGCCGGCGACCTTGCGCGAGGCGTTGCACGCACGGCTCGCGTCCATCGAAGGCCTGGCGGCGTCGACGGCCGATCGGATCTACTTCAACGCCCGCCCCCAATCCGCATCGATTCCGTCGTTCCCGGCGGTCACGCACTCCATCTCCTCGCGGTCCTTCGACCACGACCTGTCGGGGCCGAGCGGCCTCTCGACCGCGACGTGGCAGGTCGATTGCTGGTCGAGGACCGAACTGGAAGCCGCATCCCTGGCGTCGCTGGTCCGCCAGGCCTTCGACGGATTCGGCGGGACGATCGGTCAAGTCGTCATCCTCGGCTGCTTCCTGGAAGACGAGTCCGACCTGCCGGACTACCCCCGCAACGGGACCGACACCTACACCTTCCGCGTCAATCTTTCGTTCACGGTCGTCCACCGCACCTGACAGGAGCCGCAATGGCCACGTACATCGCCTCCCAGACCACCATCGGCCTCAAGAAGAGCGGCGACGCCGATTACGCCCTCGTCGCACAGGTCGTCTCCTTCTCCGGGCCGACCTTCCAGGTGGCATCGATCGAGACCACGGTCCTCACGGACGTCGCGAAGCAATATCGACCCGGCATCACGGACTCGGGCGAGATGAAGTTCGACCTGAACTTCGACCCCGCCGACGCGGGGCACACCGCCCTGAAGACGCTCATCGAGACGCCGGCCGTGGCGTCGTGGCAGATCACCTTCCCGACGGCCACCCACGCCACGCTCTTCACGTTCGACGGCTTCCCCACCGGGATGGAGGTCGGCGGCGGCGGCCCGGAAGACAAGGTCACGGCGTCGCTCACGATCAAGATCACCGGGACCGTGGCCGTCACGACCGCCAGCTGAGGATTCACCGATGCTCACGCGAGAGAGTTTCTTCGCCCTCAAGCCCGAGGTCCGCGAGGTCAAGGTCCCGGCCCTCGGCGACTCCGTCTTCGTCAAGCAGATGACGGCGGGAGAGCGGGACCGCTTCGAGGCCGAGCACGTCCGGTCCGGGGAGAAGGACTTCCGGGCTCGGATCGCGGCGGCGACCGCCTGCGATTCGGGCGGCGTCCTGATCTTCGGACCCGCCGACGTCGCCGCGTTGACGGACCTCCCGGCCTTCGTCCTGGACGACGTCGCCAAGGCGGCGATCGACCTCAACCGGATCTCCGAAGCGGACGTGGACGAGCTGGCAAAAAACTCCTGAGCCATCCGCTCCGCTTGTTCATGCTCGATCTCGCGGTGATGCTCCACAAGTCGATCGACGAGATCGAGGCGATGCCGAGCCGTCAGATCAGCGAGTGGATGGCCTACAGGAAAATCCGGGTCATGCCGGACGCCCATTGGGACGCCGCCCAGATTTCGGCCGTCGTCGCCAACGCGATGGCCGGCGGCAATCGTCGTTACACGGTCGAAGACTTCTACCCGAGGGCGACCCGGCCCGAAGCGTTGTCGGCCGAGGACTCCGTCAAGGCCCTCGCGGCGGCGATGCGGACCACCTTCACGGTGCAGGATCAGACCCTATGAAGATCGAGATCACCGGGGCGAACGAGATCGTCAAGGCCCTCGAACAGCTCGGCGGCAAGGTCGAACGAAAGGTCTTGCGTCAGTCCATTCGGAAGGGGCTCAAGCCCCTCCTCGACGAGTGTAAGGCCGACGCCCCCGTCGACGGCGGGAAGCTCCGCGACAGCCTGGCCATCCTCCCCGCCCTGGGCAGGAAGAAACGCGGGACGATCGCCCTCGAAGTCCGCCCCCGGGAGAAGTGGTACGCCGGGGAGCACTACTACCCGGCCCAGGTCGAGTACGGGCGGCCCAATCTCGACAACCACATGGACCCGAATCCGTTCATGCTCGAAGCCTTCTCGCACCGGGGCGAGGCGTCGAAGGACGTCGCCCTCCGGGAGATCAAGAAGGGCGTCGACGAGATCGTGGAGGACGGCTGATGGCCATCATCGGATCGATCGCCCTGCGCATGTCGGCCAACCCCGGCCCCCTCAAGAGGGACCTCGGCCAGGCGTCGTCGGCCGTCGCGTCGTTCAGCTCGCAGGTCGTGAAGACGTCGACGTTGGTCAAGGGCGCGTTCGGTGCGGCGATCGGCGCGGCCGGCGCCCTGGCCATCGGCAAGATGGTCAAGTCGTCCAGCGACCTGGCGGAGAACGTCGGCAAGATCGGCGCGATCTTCGGCGAGCAGGGCAAGTCGGTCGAGGCCGACGCCCGCCAGATGGCCGACGCGTTCGGCGTGTCCCTCAACGGCATGCTCGACTCGGCCGGCAAGCTGGGCGGCCTCTTCAAGGGGGCCGGCTTCGGCGACGCCGAGGTCGCCGGCCTGTCCAAGCAGTTCAACCGCCTCGCCCTCGACGCCTCGCGGTTCTTCAACGTCCCGTTCGACGTGGCCTTCCAGAAGATCCGCTCCGGGTTGGCGGGAGAAGCCGAACCCCTGCGCGACTTCGGGGTCTTCCTGACGGCCGACAAGATCAAGGCCGAGGCGTTGGCCCTCGGCGTCGCGAAGGCCGGCGAGGACATCAGCGACACGGCCAAGATCGCCGCCTCGGCGTCGCTCATCACCAAGGGGCTAGCCGACGCCCAGGGCAACGCGGCCGAGACGGCGGGCGGCACGGCGGCCCAGATCGAAAGCCTGTCGGGCCGGTTCGAGAACCTGATCACCACGCTGGGCGAGGGGCTGTCCCCGATCGCCGGCCGGGTCCTCGGCGGGATCAACACGTCCATCGCGGCCATCACCGCGATGTGGGACCAGTCGAAGGAATCCATCTTCGGCTGGACGGGCAGCCTCGGCGGGGCTCTCACGAGCGTCAACCTCGTGGAAGTCGCGGTCGGAAGTTTGGCCACGGCCTGGCAGGGCGTCTCGCTGGCGTTCCAGTCGGGGCAGCTCGTGTTCCAGGAAGTCTTCAACGTCCTCGTGTCGGGTGCGGCCGAGTTCGCGAAGGTCTGGGACGACGTCGCCGAGGCGATCTTCGGGACGTCCACCGGGATCGGCAAGCGGCTCGGGGGCTTCTCCGACGCCCTGAAGGACGAACTGTCCGAGGCCCGCCGGGCGTTCGCCGCCGAGATGGCCAAGCCGTGGGCCTTCAAGGCCGTGGGCGAGCAGTTCGAGGCCGTCCGCAACAAGGTCAAGGACTTCCAGGCCGAGGCCGCCAGGACGCCGAACGCGGTCGCGTCGCTCGCCGGCAAGGTGCTGGGCGGCGGCGAGGGCGGCGAGTCGTCGAGCAAATCCAAGTCGTCGAAGGTCTTCGGCGAGGCCCTGCGGTTGGGGTCCGTCGAGGCGGCGTCCGCGATCCTGCGCAGCCGATACGGCTCGGGCGGCGACAAGGACCAGACCGCCAAGAACACCAAGGACACGGCGGACGGCGTCAAGGAATCCGTCGCGGTCCTGAAGGACATCCACAAGGCCGTCGCCAAGGGGCCGACGCTCGTCCCCCTTTCGCTCTGAGGTCCCGACATGCCCATCAAGGTCGACGAGACGAAACAATCCGGGCGGCTCAACTGGTCCGTCGACGGGGGCCGGAACTACACGTTGCAGGTCCGCGTCGTGACCGACGACGTCGCGATCGGCCCGAGGGCGGCGGCGCTCGCGTGCAGCATGGACGTCGGCTCGCCCTACCGTTTCCCGCTGACGGACCCGACCGAGGTCGACTTCGGTTCGACCCTGACCGGCGTCTCCGTCGACAAGGAGGCCGAGGACGGGCGGTCGTACATCGTCACGCTGGATTTCACCCAGCATAAGCCGGTCGACCAGGACGGGGCTCAGGCCGACAACACGTTCACGGTCAACCCGATCCTCGCCCCCCCGGCGGTCCGCTGGGGCAGCGAACGCATGGAGATCGCCTGCATCTACGACCGGAACGGCAAGCGGATCTCCAACGTCGTCGGCGACCCGTTCGACCCGGTCCTCGTGCGGCCCTACACCGTGCCCATCGCGACCGTCTCGCGGACCCTGGCGACCTTCGACCCCAACTGGGTGTTCGACTACCAGGACCACATCAACGCCTTCGACTGGATGGGCTTCCCGGCCGGCACCGTGCTTTGCAAGGAATTGACCGGCGACCGGGTCTTCCATTCCGACTTCGGCTACCAGTGGGGGCAGACGCTGGCCTTCGCCTTCAAGCCGATCCGCACGGCCGACGACGGCACGGTCGTCGAGAACGGATGGGCCGAGGTCGTCCTGAACGCCGGGCTGCGCGAGAAGACGGGCGGCGTGATCAGGAAGATCATCGTGGACGGCTCGCCGGTGTCGGCCCCGGTCCCGCTGACGTCGAAGGGCGAGTACAAGCCCGACGAAGAGCAGGGCTTCCTGTCGTTCGACGTCTATCCCACGGCCGACTTCTCGTTCTTCGGCCTGCCGGACGACCTGTTCACGATCACGGGGGGCGTCTGATGCGTTGGATCGGCGTCACGCCCGCGCAGGGCAAGCGGATCTCCAAGGCCGTGAAGCGGTCCGAGGGCGACTACACGCCCGACCAGCGTCGGGGGAAGGTTGACAACTGGAACCCCGGCGTGTTGCGGGCGAAGTGTACGACCGCCATCCCGACCGGGACGTTCGACTCGCCGGGCATGGGCCAGGTCCAAATCTACCACTACGATCGTTCGGCCGAAGCGTGGGTCGAGTCCGGCGATCCGGTCGACTGCTTCAACCAGTTCACGCTCGACGAAGACGTGGCCGAAGACACGGCCTGTTTCGTCGCGTGGATCAGCGGCCAGTGGTGGCTGATCAACGCCGACTGCCCATCGGGGGGATGACGCATGCCTCTGTTCGGACCTTGCAAATGCCGGTGCGGCCCCCCGTGCGACGTCCCGACCCGGATGTGCGTGACCGTCGGGGCTGTGTGCGACTTCACGGAGTCTCACAACGTCGATGTCACGATCAGCAAGCCGGGATACACCGCATCGGCGAATACGGGCGAGACGAGCGGCGTGTGCTTCGAGGACATCCCGCCGGGGCACTACTCGGTCTCGGCCACGAAGGAAGGATGTTCGTCTCTGAGTAAGTCGGTCGACATCGCTTGCGGCGACGACACGGAGGTATTCGCCGGGGCGATCAATTGTTCCGAGGGGGCTTTCTTCGAGTTCACCGTTGGGGGCTGCAATGGGAGTCCCTTGCCGGGTGCGACCTGCACGATTTCGGGGGCGAATTCGGGGTCCGCCGTGACCGATGGCGACGGAAATTGCGCCATCCCGATCTCGCACACCGGCACCACGGCCTGGACGATCACGCCCCCGAACGGCCGCCTTCAATCGGCGTCGGGAAGCCTGTCGGTCCCCAGCTTGTGCGAGGCGACCGGGGTTGCAAGAAACCTCGCGGCGTCCGACGGATACACCTGCTGCGGAGCCTTGGGCGACACGCCGTTCCCCGTGACGTCGACCCTGATTCTGACCGACGATAATGGATCGTTCGAGGTCGCGGCGTGCGACGATCAGACGTGCGTGATCCGCAACCTGTCGGACGTCTCCCCCACCGGCAACGCCAAGACCTGTACGTGCATCGGCGGATCGGCGTCCCTGCCCCCGGACGACATCGGCAACAACGACACCGGGATCGCGTGGCGTCTCCAATTGGGGATGGCCACGGACCCGATCAACTACGTCGGGTATTTCTTCGCGGTCAAGAGTCAGATCGGCCCGTCGCTCCTGTACCGGGCCGACGCTTGCGACCCCGGAAGTCCATGCTCCCCGGCCGACTCCCGTCGGCAGTGGCGACTCGTGACGGATTGCTCCAACGTCTTCGAAGCCGACCCGAACGAGCCCCACGCGCCGTCGTCCTACACGATCAACAGCGTGTTCCCGCTCAACATCACGTTCCATTTCGCCAGCGGCAACGGCTACGGCCCCGGCGACGCGTCGGCCGTCTTCTCCGGGGACACCTACACCGGGACCGTCGTCCTATCGGAGCCGTAATGAGCAAGTGCGCGGGTTGCCCGATCGCCGGGCTGTGCATCGCCGAGAGTCCAGGGCAGGCGTTCGCGTGCAAGTTCGCCGACGGTTCCGACGCCGAACGGCTCTGGCTGGTCGGTCAGTCGGCCAAGCTTCAAGGCAAACCCCCCGCCGATTACCCGCCGCTCGTCGCCCAGGCCGGCAGCCTCGCCAAGGCCGTGGGCCGGTTCGTGGCATCGGGCCTCCAGCGTGTGGACGACGACGCCTATCGGGCACGGCTCGCGATCTGCCAGTCGTGCGACCAGTACGACGCCGACCAGAAGAGATGCAGGCTGTGCGGATGTAAGACGTCGATCAAGCTCCGCATGGCGAGCGAGCATTGCCCGTTGGACGATCCGAAATGGTAG